TCGCGTGCCGGCTGCACCCTCAGCATATTCCTGTTTAGCGACGAGTCGGCGATCAAGAAAAGCTGTATAATCCGAAACAATAACATTTACAAGCATAGTCTCGGGATTCTGAAAAGAATCATCAGTTGTAGCAACAACACCTTCAAACTCTCGAGTACTATCTATAATCAAAACCACTACATTGCCAGGCTTGGGCTTTGCCACAGTTTCCGCATCCAAATCAGCCCAGGGAATATACATATCGAACTCTAGGCTATCCCCCATAGAAGCAGCGCCATCCTGAATAGATATAGTCGGAATGTTAACGTAGGCTGTTACATCAACGTTATCAAGCTCTATAGCTACACCCATCTACCTAACTCCTGAAACTGCATGTCGTCTGCGCAGCTTACGCATAAGTTCAACTGAGACTAGGTCAGCCACTTCACGTATTCCCCCAGCACCTACAATAGTATTTCCAGTTACGAAAACATTAACTTCTTGCCCGGCAGCCCGTGTATTCTGTAGCGGACTAAATGTGAAGGCCTCCGCACCTCTTTCGCCTGCCAAGAAGAGTGTCGGCTTACGAACAATACCACTGCCACCGCGTTGCATTGGCGTTATAGGGATTACCTCGCCAGTTGTGTCAATCTTAGCTTTAATAACTATATCACCAATACCTTTTAGGAGAGCTTTTCTAATTTTCTTGCCTACTTCTTCCAAGCTTGTTAGCAAGCTTTCAAGGTTCGTTTCTATACCGGCTTGAAGCTCAGACATTAGATTCACACCCCATGCATTAGAATCAAGGGCTGTAGTAAATAATCCTATTATGTCATCACGAATTCCTGTTAGAACAGGGTATAATGATTGCTCTGCGTAACCAGCTTTGACACCTTTTTCATAGGCATTCATAAGACCCTCGCCCCAAGATGATGCATCTAAGTCAGAAGATAACGAAGATTCTATTCCATCCTCTACTTTTGCTAAACCGAGTATTTGTCTCACCGCAAGTGTAGGAAGAACACCTAGCGGGAACTCCCATATGAATGCTATGGGAATTTTTAATAGGTTTGCCGGTGTTATTTCACTCAAAAACTCATTCCACGCCTCCTTGACTTTCTCCCAGGTATCCGCAAAATCAGATTTAAGTGCTTCACGATAATCCTCGTCAAGGGCGAATCTAATAGTAGCATATATTGTTAGTGCTGCCTCAAGGGTAAGGACGAGGGCAAGGAGGGCAACGGGAGCTTTTAGTAGAACGGGAGTTCCAGCAAAGGCTGCTATAAGAGCATCTTTTATACTTGTAAGGAGATTTGCGGTAAGAGCTATTGGGTACGACATAGCAATTCTAAGTAATATTAACGATAGAACGGTCTCTATAGGGTGCTCGTCAATCCAGGCCCAAATTTCTTCTTCAACAAACTTATTCCAAGTCTCCTGCATCTTCTTAGGCGCGAACGCATTAATGAGAACATGAACAACACCAAGGACAATGGCAGCACCTATAGCACCTATAATAGCGGCTTTAATTGCAACACCAGCAGCATAAATAACAAAGTGTGCAGCACGCATAATAAGGTGAAATGTTCCACTGGCAAGCTTTAAGGACCACTCAAGCCCAGCCTTAGCTAAGGTAATTGCAGATTGTACAGCCCACCATAGCCCGGCAATTGTTGCAATAGCCGTTGCAGTAATAGCAATTGAGGTTAGAACGGGATGTTCTTCCATCCATGCCTTTGTCTCGGGAGAGTTTAACCACTCTGAAGCTGAGTTCCAAAGAGATTGTACTAGGCCCTTTAGAAAGTTCCATACGAAAGCAAGAAAAATACCAATAGGGTTTTCCTCAAAGAACTCTTTAAGCGCTGGCTTTACTGTCTCATTCCACCACTTCTTAATAGCCGGACCAATATTTAAGATAAAGCCCTTGATACTAACCCAGGCATTGCGAAAAGCATCTAAAAGTTCTTTAGGGATAAGCTTACGCAACATATCACTGATTGGCTTGAGTAATCTACCGAACCATGCAAAGACCTTGCCAAGACTGCGTACTAACCCAAGCATCCATCGCAATCCATGCACACAAAGACGCATGAACTTAAGGAAAAGCCAGAGAGCTGCCACTACACTCTTGCGTATAATGTCGGCTAGCATTTGAATCTCAGGCGCAAACTCCTTTAGTGTATCATCCATTAACTTAAGGGTGCCGCGCCAGTGCGAAAGTACATCCTCAGACGCCCAAAGAGCGCGCGCAAGCGTAACTAGTGTTGTTGCAAAGTTAGCCAACTTTACCAGCAGTGGTCCAAAGAACTGCTTCCAAATCGGATAGAGCATGATACGCGTAGTGGCCAGTAGGCTCTCGCGAATCCTGCGAAGGGAAAATGTTGTACTTTGAGATACATCCTCGTAAACTTTCCCGTAGCGCTGCATAATTTTCATTTGAATGAATTGTGCTACGGCAGTACGGTTCGTAGTATCTACCATACTTTTATTAACGTGAATGCCGATACGGTGTAGTGACTTCAGGCTAGCACTCTCAGCGCCCACAGCGCCGGTAAAAATCCGCGAAGCCTCCTCAACTTTAACGCCGAGTGCTGTAGCCAAAACTCCCATGGTATCAACAACTTCATTAGAGCCAAGGCCGGCCTTAGTTAGAATATCCATCGACTTAGTAAGGTCATCAAGCGTTGTTCCGTACTTAATTGCCTTCATCTGCGCATAGACAAACATCTTTCCAGCTTCAGCTAGATTGGTAGAAAGTCCACGAAGTTTGTTGATTGCCTCCTCTACAGTAGTGCCGGTATCGCGTATAGCTTTACTTAGGCCCAAGAAAGCTTTTGTCAAACCACCTACAGTGATAGCGAGTGCTGCTGTAACCAGGGCAATTTTCGGTATGCTAAATCCGAGAAAAGCAAAAGAGTAAAGCAGTCCACGAATATTACCCTGAAGTGCGTTCATTGACAAGATGAGACCTTGCATAACCGACGACATCGGTCGCAACCTTGCAACTGTTTCCCAAATCTGGTTCTTAATATAACGGAATCCACGCGCACTATTACCAACAGCACCACTAAGGTCTGAAGTGGCTTTCGTGCTAGTTACAGCGGCTCTCGTAGATTCGTCTAGTGCCTGTGAGTGTTCAAGGATTGTACGTATTGTACCTTGTAGGGACTTACGAAATGCCTCGGTTCGCGTTGCATTCGCTTGTGTGGCTGTCCCCAATTGCATAGTATTGGCCGCCGCACCTAATCCCTGTTTTCCCAGGCCCTCCAATTGTGGCAAAAGCGCAGCAATTTCATAAGCCATTTTATTTAGTGCGGCTGGCGTAATTCGCGCTGTAGTGGCACCCATCTTTTCCATAGAACTCGCTACTGCTTCTAATGACGCTTTATACAACTTGCCGGCATCAGTAGCATTTTGCATATTTGCTGCATTTGCCTTAAAGCCTTCACCGACCTGACTAATGGTTTGGCCAATTCTATGACGAAGCTCAGCAATACCTATCAGTGCATAAGTGGCTTTACCAAGCTGGTCTAAACCTTGTATGCTGACTTGCGTAGCTCGGTTAAGACCAAGATATGTTTTTGCCAGTTCTAGGTTGGCACGATTGGCAGCACGCGCAAATAGTGCGTCCTGCTGTTTCTTCTGTGTAGCTAATTGGGCAATTGGTGCATATTGGCCAAGCACATAAGACATTTTATCTGTCAAGTTCAACCATCGCTCAACAGTCGGTATACCACCCTTTACCTGCCCAACAAACCCTTGTCGCCCTCCACCAATCGCCCCACGCATAACCGCATTAGTTTTTATGAGTGTTTGCATTGATGGTATAAGCTTATCAACTTCCTGCTTTAAGAGTTTGTACTCTACGCCTAAAGTTGTTGCGGGTTTTCGTCGCGATAGCTCAGTGATTTTATCCGCGACCATAGAGATATGAGGCACAGCCACTCTTGCCTCTTTAGCTGTGTCGGCAAACTGTTTACTTATAGACGTTATACCACCAGTGGGGGCGCGTCCAATAGCAGAATCTATAGTTTCTCTTAGCTGACTACCAACCCGCTTGAGTACATTTTGGCCGGTTGCAGCTATATCTATGATTAGTCCAAGCCTAGACGCCATGCGCTTCTCTCTCTATTCGACTAATAATAAGATCGGTAGTGCTATCGGCACTCTGCTGTGCATATAGGATAGCCTCTGTTACTCCACGTTCACTCCAAAAGTAAGCATCAAATCCTTCCTCGCGTACATGCTCTAAAAGTAAGTTAAAGTACTTTATATTTCTATCATACGCCCAAACTTTTAAGCGGTATTCGTAAGCATCGTCAATGTCCTCATAACCACCGAAGTCTAGCCTTTCCGCATAATCAATGGGACTCACGCCCTGTAAACCACTGGCCGGCCCCACCCTTGGGTCTACACGGGTTGTAATCCAAGTTCCCTCGGGAATAGACGGCACTCCCTTGGGATGTGGATGTAGCAAGCCTGGACTTATTGTAACTCTAAGAGACGATGCTAGTGCACCTGTGTATTTATTCTTCTCTAAGTCTTCCCGCCACATATCGCGGCATAGTTCGCCAATGTCTCTGCAGTACTCAAATATATGATCATTTGTAAGTTGGTATCCTCGATCAGATAGGACCTGAGACATTCGTCTCCAAATTGGCTGAAACTTAAAGACTACCCTATAATTACCGCTGCGTATGTCTATGTGTTCGCTTCCCACGTGTTTTCCCTTGCTGCTCTCTTACCTTATCTACTCGCCCTTTAGCACTAAAGTACTCCTTAATCTGTAGATACCTCTTCAGCGAGACCTCCTCGTAAAGCTGTTTCTCAGTCCAACCAAAATGCTCCATAACCTGTATTTCAGAGAACCAAGATGGTACGGTTTCACCCGTTCCCATTAGGGCGTTGAAGAGGAGTTCTCGCTCTCGGGAGGGACATCAATAGTCTTTGCCTCCTGCTTAAGCCACTCACTAATCTTGCCAAGAAACTCAGTGGGTAGCTTATCAATTACGCTAGGGTCTTGTGAAGGAAGAGGCATCGGCTTATCATCGTCCTTTTCAGGATCAGTAATGTTCCAATCTACGATTAGTTGACACATAAGCGCACTGGAAATCTCGAAGGTTTCCTCGTTAGTAAGCTCATCCTCATCCATGCCCATTTTTTCTTTGGCCATACCAACACTTATGGTATCTACGGAACGCATGATAATCCAAAAGTCAGGAATACCTAGATCATCAAAGTTAAACGTTTTAGTCTTATTAGCAAAGTATTTCGCCCACACTCCCATTACTTATCTCCTCTTGGTTTGATATTTAGTATTATTGTATTGCCACTTCTACGCATTCTGTAACGATACTTAGATGAGTTCCAAACCTGCTCGGCCACATCTTTCATTTCTGCAATACTCTTTCTCCGCAGCGATTCAATTATACGCAGTCGTTCTAATAGGCTTACGGGATAATGTGCGCGACGACTAATAATTATCGGCTTGGGAATAAGTCCACGACCAGCCCAAAACTTTAGCGTGCGTTCCGTAATATTCATCCCGCTTTGGTTTGCTAGTTCTGCAAGTTGGCCACGACTTACTAATACTGTCTCTGACACACTACTGTTAGCTTTCGTTGAACTGAAAAAGGAACCTTTAGAGTATTCTTCCAGTTCCTTATTCAGATTAGGCTACATAACTATCTTCGGCGTTCTTCATGGTAAACTGACAGTTACCAACATCAGTCGTGTTGTAAAGCGCACGCATAGTGTATGCAAGAGTTAGGTTGGGACCGCTGCGATCAATCTCAGCAGCACCGTCACCAAAGTCCATATTGGTAGCTGTAAATACCATTTCTTTCTCAGCCGTACCAGAGCCATAGCCCCAAGTCAACCGGAACTGTTCTTGATCCTTATTCAAGTATCTGTTATAGTCGTCATTAGAATCAAAGAGCAACGTTACGCGTCCAGTGCACTCAAGCGGACCGGCAACAGCAGTGCCGGGGTCCTGTGTGTCACCATCAACCCAAACTAGGTTAACTTCACGACTTAGCGTCAACTCACCTTCAATGATCTTGCCAAAAGCCGCAGTTCCCGAACCCACTATAGCACTAACATGCCAGCCTCGGAACGGAGACGTGGTTGCCTCAGCGTCAATTGTACCAGCGCCAGGATCAGTCTTGCTTTTACCCACTACTGACGTTGAATATCGTAGCAATCCTTCAGCAGCATTGAAAGTAAGCGAAAGCTCAGAAACCATACAGCCACCATAACGGTAAGTCTGAATAGCATTCTCGTCTTGGAAAGAAAACGAAGGCGGGTATGAGCCAACGCGAAAAGTGTGGCTATACGGCGCGGCAGTGCCTGAAACTCCGGCGCTACCCATAATGCCATAAAGTAGGTAACCAAACTCTTCGGGATAGACATTACCCTCAAAAGAACCCTCAACATGCGTAACACCCTGATAAGCAGCATAATCAAGGACAGGCGCACCACGCATGTCCTGATCTAGCAACTGCTCATAAGCAACAGTAAAAGAAGGCGGCGCAACGGGCAATAGAAAAGATGGCGTAACAGTACCACCCCAACTAGACTCTCGCCCAAAACCAATTTTAGTCAGGTACGAAATTGTCATTTCATTACCCCTTCTAGGAAACCGCTAAAGAGTAGTTTCCTCATTTCCCCGGTTGTAATATAATATCATAGTTTGCTAGTGAAGTCAACTGACCACTGTTAACTAGCGGTTACTTCAAAAATACAGGGGCCAGCATCATCGGCATCATAAAGTGCACGCGCGCTATAAGTAAGACGTATTTCTGTACTTGTTCGTTCTATCTCAACGGGACCATCACCGAAGTCCATATTTTTCGCTTGGAAGTATAGGGTATGCACACCCCTTGTCCACGTAACCTCAAACTCTTCTTGAGTTTTATTAAGGTAACGATTTAGATCAGAATCACTATCCCAAAGAATAGTGATAAGACAAGTAATGCCTAATAGTCCTGAGTGAATAGTTGATGGTGCATCATAAAGGTTACCGAACTGTAACGCTGACTCACGTGTAAGAACTATTTCAACGTCAGTTACTTTATTAAGAGTGGCTGGGTCACCAAACTTTGCTGCTGCTGACCAGCCCAAAAATGGACTACCAAGGTCAGGCATTGCCCCCCAACCACCACCACTACCACCGCCACCGGTAGCCGGTCCCCACCGCGCACCATCACTCCACTTAAAGTGGCCTTCTTCAGCATCCCACTCTTCGACGCTACTAGCCCACTTTATTACGTCAACGGCTATCGCCCCCCAAGTCATATCTTGACCCAAAAGCCCAGCACTCCAAACAAGTACGCCGCTCTCAGATGAGTAAGATAACTGGAGTTCATTTACTAAGCAACCACGATACCGCTGAATATCATCGCCCGCGGTAATATCTAAGTCCTGAACTTGGAAGGATAATGAAGGTACAGAGGTGCTAAGTCCATACCGAGTTCCACCGCCAATAACTTCTGCTGACCCCATAATACCTTGAACAAGAGAGTCAATAGATGTTGGATATACCATACCGCCAACTTCTATGGCTGCGTGCTGTGGTCCGGCATAAGACGCAAAATCGAAAGCCGCAATTCCTCTTACGCCTTGATCTAGCTCAACACTCTTCTGAATATATAAATTAGCACTAGATACAGGCGTTCTTGCCGATGGTGGATTGAAGATGCCAAAGTCATCTTCTATCTTCCAGCCCACAATTGACCGCATTATGCTAAGTATGTTACGCTATCATGGCGGCGAACAGTTATGCGAATACGGCAGAAGTGACAGGGAATACCAAACCAATCAACATCTGCAATACTTTGAGTGTGCGCGGGACCAGCAATGTATCCTTGCTCGACCTGACCAAGTGTTATCTCGGCCATAAACTTAGCGTGAATTCCTTCTATGATATTGTTAAAAGCTATCAGACTATCACGATCTACATAATTATAAAATCCAGTAATCTCAAACGTGTCTTCACGATTATACTCATTCATGGCTAGCGTAGCCGGACGGTCACCACCACGCGTGTCTCGAATTGCAATCCTTAAGAGAAACCAAATGTTGACACGCTTCTGTGGAACTTGACCTGGTATACTTGTAAGGTACTCGTCTAGCTGAGCCCTAGTTCTGATATTAGGCTGCCAGTCTAAAACCGTCCCTATACCAGAGACGGCCTCCAATCGTTCCTTAACGTAGTCGCGAATGTCTTCCCACTCCATATTTACATATCCCGAAAAATAGCATTATAACGTGTTACTGTTGACCTAACAGCGGCAGCGGGTACAGAACTCTTAGCATCAATACCCATCAGCATTTTAAAGTTGAGAAGGAAATGCCGAGAGATACCACGCCACTCATCACTCTTTGCGCGGTAGTTAACCATGTTAGCTTCATAGGTAGACTTACGAGTTCCACCATAGAGACTAGCAAGTTCTGATGCTAACATAGATGCGGCCAGTTGACAAATAGCCTCGAAATCAGCAGAAGGTACAGTGTCAGTTGTATTATCTACGGTATGCGGAGCCGTGTAGGACATACGTGCTGTATATCCAGTAGCGGGAGTTTGCAAGAGTCTTAGTTGAAAGTTGCCAGCAGTACCACCATAGAGCATAAATAAGTTAGTGTCTAAATACGTAGGCGTTTGTTCACCTTGCGGATACTCTACTCCTTCAACAATTGACCAATCATATATGAATGTACTTGGAAGGTCAAAGGAGTACGTAGCACTATCACCAGCATAGTCATATGCAAGGTGTCGCGGCTTTAGACGAGAGTAGGTACGCACTGCCGCTATCACAGCAGAACGAGTTGCAGAAGTGTCATCTAACTCATCTTCTGCATTTGGTATAAGTGAACGAAGTCTATCTTGATACTCATTGATAGTTGACATAGTAAAAGCCTTGCAGGGGCGCAAGTTAAGTTATTAACCAACGCCCCTAACGGTTATTTCTAACGGCCTTCATACTCAACACGAACGCGGATCGAACCAACATTCACCCCATTACCAACTTTCTCACGCTCCAGGCTAAGCTTCTGCCCTATAGCTAGTGCAGTACCAGCTGTTACGGCATAGAGAGAAAGCGGAGCCCACGCTGCCTGATCAGTGCCAGCGCCGTAATCCTTGTTAGCAAGTTCTGTGCTACTGCCACCGGCTGTGCCACGGTCAACTACGTTATAGTTGACAGTGTGTGATGCATCGCCGGCATGAGCCGAACCAAAGGTCAGTTCAACTGCACGAAGCTGACACCTAAACGGAGCTTCAAAGATCGGGTAAAGCGTAGAGGCGGTTGCTGAACCAACAGGGTCAAGAGTAGTTGAATCCCAGTTACGTCCCGGAACATCACGCCTTGACATAGGCATTTTAATTTCTCCCCTTTATCAGTCTGCCACTATCCCGCCGTACATGCCGCGATGGTCAATAATCGCGCCGCCAAAGACGAAGCGAATCTTCATCACAACCTTATCAGCTGAGAAGTGAGAACCAGTATTCGGAGCCTCAATAAACAATTCGGGCTCGCGCTTACCACCCAGGAATCCGAGTTCAATAGTCGGCACCAGGCTTGGGTCAGCAATAACATACCAGTTAGTAGGGTCGGTCCAGTAGTCTACGATGATAACGTCAAAGGTCTGATAGTGCGGGTTAGCGCGACGCGTATCTGTAATATCATCGTACTCAGAGTTGCGCAGTCGAAGAGCCTCGGACTCAAGCTCATTAGGAATGAGTACGAACTTGGGTCGAACAGCCATCGTGGTAATTGAGGAACCAAGCGCAGTCTGCGACCTCATAGTATACTTTGCGACAGACAGCGGATCAGTTGCAAACGCTGTAGTTGCTGTATTACTATGGTTGGCATGGAACAATGCAGTTGTATCGTAAGTGCACTCGCTATTATCCTTGATGAAGTCAAAGACAAACTGATACAGAGTAATCTTGGCAGCCAAAGCAAGCCTCTTAGGAATAGCTCGCAACGCCCCAAGGTTATCATTCAATGCATCTTCCCAAGTCCACTCATCAAGCATACCTCTCTTTGACGGCGTGAATTGGGGTTCCTCTTCTGTCGGCGAAGTAGTGAACTGATAAGGTCCACCAGCTGCGACAGTAGGAAGTGCACCGTAGTAACCGATTCTCTCAGTCCTCTGTGCCTTCATATCACTCAGAGGGCGAATACTCGAAACAATCTGCTCCCACTCATTAAAGACGGGAAGCTGATAGTCCTTTACTAGAATTCGGTTCATAGTTGCACCAAGTACAGTACTCCATGAGATTGCCTCACGAAGTGGACTCAGGCCAGGGTCATAGCCAAACGACTCACGGATGATACCATCTGCCAGTGCGCGACGGCTCGTTGCCATTGGGTCAAAGCCATTAAACATACAGTAGGCTCGCTGAATTGAGCCAAGCGGTGCCTGACCTTCGTATTCCTCGTCAAGAACCGTTGCGGTTAGAACATCAGAGAATTTATCTTTCTCATCCACCACGACTCTAACGGGATTCTTGGGCATTGTATCCAAGATAGCTGCGTAGACGGTCTGCTCCTCAACAATCATCTCGTCTAGTTCAGTTGCCTCAAATACTCGCCCGCTAAACCGAGTAACCAATCGATCCTTGATAACTTTGGGAAGAGCAGTAGCGTCAATCTTATCCTTGGCAAGTATTGTGCACTTACCAATCTCTACGCTCTCCTTCAGGCTATCAATTTCATCACGCATTGCCACAAGAGCCTTATCCGGCTCCCTGGTTACTACAGGCTCAGTTACTACCACTGTGGGTGCCACAACAACAGGTGTCGGTATAGACTCAACAACAGGCTCAGCCGCAACGGGTTCGTCATTCGTTACTTCATCATCTGTGTCATCTACGTCCGGCACTACTACATCCTTGGCATCCCAAAGTGCCTTGAGGTCCGGCCTGGCCTCAAGAATTTCCTCCAAAGTGAGTTCCTCAAGCATGGCGATTTCACCCTCCCTTCGTAGGCTAGCCATAAGCTCTACAACTCTGCCGCCAGCAGCTCCAAAAGTAACCAAATCAACACTACGTATTGCCTTGATTACCTCTACATCCCAGTATGATTCACTACCCTCTCCTACAAATTTCTGATCACCACCACCAAAGATGGATAATTGGGCAAAGTCGGATTTGTTACGCTCGTATGTTTCTTGCACAACCGGGGTTATAGGACTCGACTTTAGCAAGTGCAACATACCAACGACAGCACCAGTACTTCCTACACTAACATCCCAAACAGGATCAGTAATCCACCCAGCAGCGTCTCGGAGCGAACGCTCGGGCCGCTCATGTTCTTGTCGAACTGTAGGGTGGTCAATGAATACTTTTGCGCCCTCAAATAACGGAATGCTGGCTTGCAGTACTTCAGGTTTGTACATCCGCTTATTCAAGGAAAGACCAGCCTCGATAAGAACAGCCTTCCACATGAGGCCTTCAGAACCTTCAACAGCCTCAACAAGTCGTCCCGACTCAATGAAAAGCGATTCTCTCACGCTAGGAGTAGGTAACACTTTTCCCTCAGTTACCATATAACACCTCCTCGAAGTAGATTATATACATAATGTCTGTGTTGTCAAGTTTACTATTTGAGCGTCTGAACAGTAAAGACTTGCTTTTTTACATCTTGGTTTGGCAAACTAAAGTTAGATATGATAAGTTCATTCCGTAGACTCGTTCTTTGGCCACGCTTATAGTTTACTAACAGCGTGATGTGATAAGACAAGAATGCTGCCCGTACTTCTGGTGTATCTAAAGTTGTAAGTATAAATCTCGCCTTAAGACTATCTAAAACATTTAACAATTCGCCAATACGAATAGTCATGGACTTATGTGAAATACTGGCACTAGGAAAGGCTGGGTCGCAGTAAAAGAAAGTTGTGTCAGAATCGTTAGAGAGAAGACAACTATAGGCATCATCACGCGTAATAGTAACAGTTTGCAAGCGGTCGCGTGCATGTTCCAAGCGCGCGATGCG